CGACCTAAAACTAGTTAAGACCCCGCCCGCAATAATTATACCAATACCTGCTGCCAGAACTTTCGCTACTTTTTCCGCATTACCCATCTTCTCTTCTAACGTGCCTGTGCCTGTTACCAAATCAAGTATTGGCGACAAGACGTTAGTAGTAGCTACCCTAATTAGGTCCATCTGCAATGACATCGCTTCTGATACATCATTAGCTTTCTTTTGTGCCTCTGCATATTTGTCCATGCTACCATACAATTTGGTAACATTTTCAACATAGTCGTTGAAATTTATACCCTTCCAAGTCTTGCCAAATATCTCTGTTGCCTTGGCTGCACGCTCTGCTGGATTTTTTATATTCGCTAATGATGCGGCAATTTTGTTAAACGCTTCATCAGGTGATAGTCTAGTCATGTCATTTAATGACACACCTAACCCAGCAAAAGAATTTCTTAGACCTTCATTACCCTCAGCGGCTTGACCTGCTGCTATCTCCATTTTGGAGAGCATATTACCAACCTGCTCCATGCTACTACCAGCATAAGTAGCGGCAGTGCTCATCTCCATCATACGGGCCATCGATACATCAACTGATGCTGCTAAATCTTTTAGCTCTCTTGATGCAGAAAATAACGAATTAACGAACGCTGTTATGCCAACACCAAGGATGGCTTTACCCATTAGGTCAAATTTCTGATTTAGTTGGTCAATCCCAGCACTAGCAGAGTTTAACCCTGTTTGCATTGATGCGAATGATTGAGTCGCATTCGCGCCAAACAGTTTTGCTTGTCTATCAGCAGCATTTAATTTGCTGGTAAACTTACTGTCATCTAACCCAAGTGATACATTTACATCAGACATATTATTTTCCTATCTTCTTTGTTATTGAATCCACAATTTTCTTTATCTCTTTAACTGTGGGCTTAACCATACCCTCAGGTGATTGGCGACTAGCACCGTCGTCTAGTTTTTTGGCATATCCATAATTGGCTTGAATTACATCTTTACTATCAAGGCGAGTGCTACGGCGAGCATTGCCACTTCTTTTTGGAGTGTTTTTAATAAAGGTAGGTAATGCTTGTTTCATTACCTCATGTTTCATTGATCGCAGAGCTGCGATTTTTTTGTTAAAACCTGACAAATCTGTGGCCATATCTATATACCTCTATCATTATTTACCTTTTTTTGATAGTGCGTATAGAGCAGCCAGATCAGGATTATCACCATCTGAATTGGGAACAGCGCCCAGATTATTAGTCTGATTAGTTTGCTTGCGATTATGATAACCAATCGCATTGGTTAAGAAGTATATGTCTAAAGTATTACCACGGGCTAGTGCTTCTGATGGTAGGCAATGATAGCGTGAGCACAAACTGTCTACCATCAAGATAGCATTCATTTCTGGTGTGCTATCTAGCACATCACCCGTTGCTACTTTCCCAATAATTCCATTACTTTACCAAGAACTTTAACCATCAACGCTGGTTTTAGTAATTTGCCATTGGTAAGAACTTCTTTACCTTTTTCATCAAGAACTAGTGTGCGCAATAAGTCAATACTGGCAGTTCTGTCAGAGCTCAATGCTACTGACAATTTGATGAACACATCAAGTGGTTGACGGTCTGGTGTGTAAAATACAATCGCTTCTTTATATTCTGCAATCGTTTCTTCATCATCAATTTCAACTCTTACTAATTTTGGTTCTGATACTAAGTCTTGTAAGTTCATGATTGTTTATCTCCTGTTCTGTTAATCATATTGTTCAAAATCATTAAAACGAAACTCAATCGTGATTCAGCCTTATCCAAATCACGACGAGCGCATTTAAGTTCATTACTCGCCTTTGCTGACTCTGCCAGCATAGACCGCAATAAATCTTCATTGGTGGAATTTGATATTACATCGTCAATCATACAATCTGTCATCGTTTTAACTAAATTATTTATTCACAAAAGAGAAAGGGTATGATTTTTACTCATACCCAATCTGGTCCTAAGGTAATAGGACTAATTACGCGATAGTGTAGTTACCTGTGATGCTGAATGTTGCAGGGGTAGTCCAAATTGGGCTATCTGCAGAACCAGTCATCGCAATGCCAGTGACATAAGCGTCAGCGGTCATAGTCTTTGTGCCAACAGTGATTGCCACACTAACTTTAGTCTTGTCATTGGATAAACCAACCAAGCCTAATGCTAGTGCTGAACCAGCAGTACCCGTTGTGCCAAACATATCAGCCTCAGCTACAACCAAGTTGCAGGAGACACTGTTGTTAGCAGTAGTTGGCACAGTTAGTTTACCTGTGTTGTCTAATTGGGTCCAAGTGAATGAATCGTTAGACGTATTGACTGTCACATCTTTCAATGCTGTCAACACTAAGTCACCTGCTACTAATGCACCTGCGTCGTCATAGGCTTTAACGGTTACTGTTGGGTATTGACCGCTTACACCTGGTTTAATTTGAATATATGCCATGATTTTTTCCTTTATTGGGTTAAGTTAATTTTACGAATTTTAGTTGTACCCTCGTAACCAGTAAATCGTTTACATACTCAGATGTCGTTTCAACTGTTGAGTTTAATAATCCATCTGGTGCGTATATCTTTTTAAAGTCCTCTATTGTTGCTCTCACTGTGTCATAGTCAACTGGGAGGTTTTTTGCGTCATTGCTAAAGTAGATATCTACCGTTGATTCAGATTGGTTGATCGTCATGTTAAAGGTAGTTACTAGCGGCTCAGTCAATTTCTGCTCCTCGTCAACATAAATTCTCTTTGGGTTTTTCACGTATAGTGTTGTCCCAGAATTACTAAACGGTAGTTCAGTAGATAGTGAGTAAGACCCTAAATTTGAACTGGTTAGATATGAAAGTACGTCGTCTCTTATCATTTTAGCGTACTCGCTTTAGGTTATATTTTCCAGGATCTTTCTCTGTAGTCGTTACAATTCCTGTGCCATCAAAGTCATACCAATCACCCGCGGTAATGATCTCATTATACATCTTTTCAGATTGTGTAGCATAATGAGCCATCTTCTTTACTTCTGCGTTATCTTCATTACCAAAATCTGCTACTTGTGGCAGCACATATTCTGACAATGCGACATATATGCAAAGTTCATTGAACTCTGTCTTTCTGTCAACGATTCGCATAGGATCAAGCGGTGGTACATCAACGATGGAGACTGATGAAGTTCTATTTTGATAATAGTTTTTCCACCAGTCTGAACTTCTCAACTTGGATAATATCCTAGCTGTTGCCCTTTGCAAGTGAGCCAAGATGACATCTTCAGTAAGCCCCTCATTAGTTTCAAACAACCTCTGATCGCGGGCCATAAGGTCCTCAGGGGTTGCGAAACTTAGCAAAGAGCCGTTAGAGGTAATAAATGCCATCTTAGTTCTTCTTATGATTAAGCGATGCTTGAATCAAAGTTCAACGCGATACCATAACCGTCATAAAGTTCACCAACGCCATACACAGCGGTAGCTACGAGTTCTGTAGCACGCAATGATGCGTCACGTTGTGTCTCAATGCTGATGTCTTTCATCAATGCCAAGCCAAGTGCGTCACGGTGGAACAAACTACCAACGCTATCACCAGCAACTGATACTACGTTAGCAGATTCAAACACTGGCACACCAGCTAACATACCAACGAAACCACTTTGCATAGCTGCATTTTGGATAATGCCAGCTGCTGGGTTCTGGAATGCTGAGGTCAAGTCTTTCTTCAAGTCATATGCCACTTCTGGGTTCAACACCAAGAACAATGCGTCAGATGGAACACCTGCTGCACGTAGTTTAGCAACTGCTTCAAACACTTTAGCTGCGGAAATAGCTGTAGTGCCATCACCTAAAGCGGTTGTGAAGCCTCGGAACAAGGCTGTTAAGTCTTTGTCCATCTTGCGAGCCATTGCTTCGCCGAACAAGCGACCAACGTCTGCAACAACATTTGATTGAGCAGCATTAGCAGCTAGGTCTGTAACAGTAGTCATGATACCAACTTCAGACACAGTTAACACCGCGCTGTCAGTTGACACAGCCGTGTTTAATAGGTCGGCGCCTTCAACTACATCAGCAGCGTCCTCCAGGAGACCGTAGCGTGGGACTGTAACAGTTTTACCTGTGCCAAACGGTACAGTAAAGTTTTTAACCAAATTACGCATAATGCTGCGTTCGCTTGCGACGAACATTGCTTCTGCGATGATAGATGGGATTAAGTCGTTTAGACTTGTGGATGTGGTTTCATTAGCCATGATTTAAATTCCTTTAAGTTAAGATGTTATACCGTTTGCTTTACGATACTTTTTGTAAATCTCACGGTGCTCTGGGTTCTGCATATTTAATTTTGTGATATCAATTTTTCCAGGGTTGTCTGCACTTACTGACGACTTTGTATTCGCTGTTGTCGGTGTGGCAGCTATGAAATGGGGATTTAAATCGAGAAATTCTTTTACTAAGTCATCAACAGTAAGTGCATTACCGTTGTCACTATTATATCGAACTTTCCCATCTGTCGATACCACTTCAACTTCACCTTCCGCATTCAACCTCGTATATGACTTTAGCAACTGCTTTACTTGTTCAGCATTGACTGCCCTAAATTTGGCAGCAGCATTTACTAAAGGTACGTCAATTTTATAACCTTGAATGACTGCATCACGTTTGGCAATTTCAGCGTCCTTCTTAGCAATACTATCTTTAAGAATCGTTTCAAACTCACCACGCTTTAATGCGTTTTCTTGTTTGACACGCTCTGCTTCTGATCTTAACTGGCGAAGTTCTTCAATATCACCAAGATCTTCATAAGGTTTTAACAGTTTTTTAGTTAGGGACTGTTTTAGCCCTGACATGTGTCTGTCAAATTCCTCTTGCGTATAAGTCTTACTAGGTTTAACGTCTGATTGTCCATCCTGGCTAACATTTTCGGGCGTTCCAGTATTCCCGTTATCCAATGAATTTGTTGTCATTGTGGCATTTTCCTTTTACAAAAAGTATTTTTATCGTCTTTATTTATGCCAAACTATTTTGGTCGATATTATCTAAATAGGCTGGTGTGGTTCCTGATGGGATTTCACCTGGTTCATCAACTGATTCTGGGTTTAGCAGAGCTTTATCTTCAATAGCCGCTAATTCATCTTGATCTAAATCAAACCAATCTAGCAACTCTGCGTCAATCGCTGCCTTAATACGTGGGTCAGTGCTACCGCATTCTGATGCTATTTTAATTTGTGTGATCTCATCTTTAGTATCACGCAATGAGAACGATGATGGGTATTCAATAGTCATGTCATACGATTGGCTCTGATATTTGCACCATAGTCTCCATATTTGTTCTTCTGCTAACTCCAAATTGGATGCTCAACT